GCACAAATGGATCTATCTGCCTTGAAACCTGCTTGAGTCAATTTGGCTATCATATTTGTGCCTTTAGACTGCATAGCAAGCAACATCATTGACTGCCCAATATCTCCTCCTGAAGTTGATAATTTCGATAACTCTCCCTCCGGGATGTTCGAGAAATCAATTCCATCAAGGCTCATGCTTTCAACCTCGGCATGTTTCCAGTCGGGAATGGGACGAATTGTTACCGTCATCATTTCCTTATCCGGCAATTCAAAAGTAAAGGGTTCCTTATATTTCATACCCTTCAATAATCTCTCCTTAATACCAATCTCGTTTTTCATTTGTATTTATCCCTCCTTAATTATTTTACATATTATAAATATCATTATTATGCAGGCTAACGGTAGTACCAAGTCCCAAAAAGTAAACATCTTATGTTAATGTTTGTAATGTCCAAGTATCGCCTGCATCCGTGGTTTTGAGAACTGTTTCAAAGGTTCCAACCGCCCATGCAACAGTGGCGGAAATCATTGTTACTGAATACAACATCTTCGTGGTGTCGGAATATGTGTCTTGTGTCCAATTTGTCCCACCATCTGGAGTAGTTGCAATTTCGCCATTTGCACCGACGGCGATCCCGTCATCTGTATCATAGAATGATATTCCATAGAGATCCTCGGTAACATTGGAAGTCTGTTCTGTGAAATTTGTGCCACTATCAGCCGATGTAATTATTACTCCATCTTCACCACAACACCAGAAATACAGTGTAGGATCGTCCCATATCATATCACAGGAGCGCAGATGTTCCGTTACTCCGGAGGTTTTTGCCGTCCAAGTTGATCCGGCGTTGGCTGTGATCAAGACAACCCCATCTTCTCCACAACATACGGCGGTTGTGCCATCTTTCAATGCGATCCCAAAGAGCTTCGTTGTCACTCCTGAAGTTTGAGCCGTCCAGGATGTGCCATCTGCGGTGATAAGGATAACTCCGCCATCTCCAACTGCCCAGCCTTCTGTTGTAGAAAACATTCTTACAGAATTGAGTTGGGTTGTTACTCCGGAAGTCAATGAACTCCAAGCCACTCCGGCGTTAACGGTTTTTAGAATTACTCCACTATCGCCAACCGCAAATCCTACATCAGCACTGACAAAATGGACATCATTTATTCTTGTGGTAATGTTGGAGGTTTGCTCTGTGATTGCAGTTCCGCCATTCGCAGAGGTATAAATATCGCCTTGGGTCCCGACGATCCAGATATCATCGGTGGAATACGCGCTTGCACCCCAGACATGGAAGTCATCGAAATACACTTCTTTGGCGTTTGTTACGGCTCCCTGTAGAGCGTAACCTGCTGTAGCATCATACTTTCCGTTTCCTGAAACCGACTGAACTACACGATCTCTGAGGCTAACAGGCTGAGAAGATCCTGTATAGAATAATGCAGGTAGTATAAGAACGACAGTATATGCGGTTGCCGTGTCTGTGATTGTTGATCCCGTTAATGTGATCGTAACAAGGAAAGTGTCAACAGTTGTGGGTGAAGTTCCACCCCATACGTCCTCTATCATGTCCACACTATCGAATGTGTGATCTGCCGTGTATTCGATGTTTCGCATTGAAGGTTCAATGAACCCTGGGAATCGTGATCCAAGTTGGATTCCATCATCACCTGACATATTATTGTTGATATTCAAGGTGAAGTTCTCAATGCTTGCAGATCCTGGGATGGTGATTACGCATTGAGCAAAGTTAAAGTAGGAAGTCCTATCAACGGTATAATTTGTTTCCAGGGTATTTTCCTTGTCGCTTTTACCAATAATCCCGGCTGTCATCTTCGCAAATTCTCCCTTATTACAAGAGATTTCCAGGGTATTAACCTTACAACCGAGGAAACAATGTTCAAAGACATCCTTCCCGACTCTTGTAGTGAATGAATCAAGAGTATTTGAAGGGCGGAAAGTATGAGTAAATACATCATTCTCACATTCCACTTTCTCAAGCTTGTAATATTGTCCGAGCACCCATTTCAAGAACATCGGGAGCATATTGGCATCAAGGTTTCTTGCCACATCGCCCTCGACATAATACGGTCCCGGAGCAACGACTTGAATATCTCGACTTGTGATCCCCTCATCCATAAGTGCCTGTCCATCCTTGGGACCAAGCCCCACACTTTCCACATCGAAATATTCGTGTAAAGAATCGGTTGTTACCTCTCCTCCGTAAGTTGTTTCCTCTGCCATTGACAGATATCTTCGTCTTGGTCCTGCCATAATATAGCCTCCTATAATTAATTATTCTTTTTTTTCTTCTCTCCATCCACAGTGTGGGCAAAAACAACGGTGTGAAATATCGGATCTCCATAATTTATTATTACATCGTGGGCAATCCTTTCTACTTTGTGGCATCATTACCACCCATTACTTCATCAATTGATATTTCTTCAGCTATTTCAATAATGAGGCTTACCTCTTCTACATTATAGCTATCCTTGATGCAATATAATTCAATCAAGGGCTTTAGTTTTTTCTTAAATGCCAGTGAAAGAGCCTCTCCATTCTTGGTTAATCCGCCTTGCTTCTTAAATAATGTCTTCATTTCATCCTCCTAAATGGGTAATTGTCGGTGATATTCTACCCGCAAACTGTTGACATGCACATGGATAAATTGTTTTGGCGGGATCGGAATTGTTCTTCCACCCCCAGGATCCCGGCTATAGATAATGAGATTATCAACCGTATCATTCAATGTTCTATCGGCAATTAATACATCATATATCTTACATCCAATCTCAATGCAAGTTTCCATCACCGTGGGTATATCCATGCCCTTACAAATCGTTAATATGTCAAATTCTGCGTGATGTAATTCATCTGTAAAATTCAAGTCCTCAATATTCTCCATCCCCGGAAGTATAAAACACATTGGAGTATAAATAATGTTCTCAATGGTTTTTTCACCAAATATAATTCTTGCCACATCGTTCTCATCCGTAAACTCTGTAACAGTTTCAATCGTTGTTTTCAGTTGATTCACGATTGCTATATAATCTGCATAAGATCCCATTATATGAGACCTACCTTTCTTAATACCTGGGATAGGATAACGGGAGCCTGTTCTTCCACATGATCGGCTACCCGGTGAAGGAGTGCCTTGCCTCCCTTTCCTGTGATCTTCTTGCCTCCGGGATGTGTTGGGTTTGTCGGTCCACGGGTGACGAATATATCGCCTGCCGGGAATAGTTTGGCGATAGGTTTTGACCCGCCGCTTTTCTTCCGGACAAACATTAATGCTTTCTTAGTCCTCGGATAAATGGGACCCGTTTTATGCGGTCCCGTATCATCGATAATTGATGGAGCATACTTCAGATCAGATCCAAACTCAATTTTTAACCCTGCTTTATCGTGATTGAATATACTCCCCTGCTTCCCCCTCTGCAATGATAACTTTAGACCCCCACTTCTAACTCTTTTAATGTTGTAATTGCCCTGCCCTTTATATTCTGCTTTCCAGGCATTGGAGACCGGGCATTCTTTTATCGCCATATTCTTACCGAGATTATAAAGCTCAAATAACACAATTTCCAGTGCTTTCCTTGACTCCCTGGGATACTTCTTGAAGACTGGAGCAAACTGTGTTAGATCAATTTTAACTTTTATTCCGGACTCTTTCACTTTTCCTCCTAATCGTAATCGGCATCAGGATCAATTGCCCCAAACATAAATATCCTCTTTGATCTGAGAATTGCCTTGATATGCTTGTTAAACATTGCAGGCAGAATTACCTCAAGGGTAAGATCGTTAATGTTGATTATCGCCCCTGCCGCTGATTGCTTGATATACAAATATGTTTGTGTTATTAGTTGACATGTGGCAAATTTTAAGATGGAAGCAAGCCCTGTATCGGCAGTAAGATCACCTGCAACGAGATCAGTTCGATTCATATATTCAAGAATAGTTTCTTCTGCCATCTCGTGGATAATAACTTTGAATGTTGCCCAATCAGTATCACCAAGTCCAAAATCAGCCTGGATGAAGGCTTTCGTGAAGATCGCTACCTCTGCCGCTGTTGCAAGTAATGGAGTGAATGCCATTATGCCTCCTCAATAATATTGATAGTTATGGCGGCAGTCATACAGGCGGCGAAAATATTCATCCCGGCGGGACCTATGTCAAACTCTATTTTGGCGTCCTGTTCCAAGGTATATCCGTGTTGATACTGGTCAACCATTGTTATAATAACATCCGTTGCACCGATATTCTTGATCGTAACTTTCTTCCTGCCAGCCAGTGGAGTAGGTGGGCATGATTGTCCGAGATGGGACATCTGACACATTCCGACACATCCACCACCACCAACTTCAAGCTCTGTCACAACATAACTTGCAGATCCACCCTCAATATCCTCGACGGTATCAAGGAGATTGCCGACAGTCCCGTCGGCTCGGAGCATATTACCATTCTGGGGAAGAAGTCTTTGAGCTTCTGGAGTTGCCATTACTTACCACCTGCCTTCTTCTTACCTGCTTTTCTTTTGGCAGGCTTCTTCTTGGATTTCTTCATGGGCACACGTGCGCGGGCGGGTACATGCGCGGGCATGGGATCCTCTTCTTTGAACTCCGTGGGTTCATCCTGGGGAGGAGTTTCAATTACCGGGAAGGGTTTTACTTCAATTAGTGGATAGTGATCAACTGATATAATTCTTGCTACTCCTCGTTCCTCATAGCTTTTAGCCGCTTCAATGGAGAACAAGGGGAATGTCTTACCCCTGGGAACCATGTTGTGGGTCTCCGTGTTGATTATTTTCTGCCCGACAAGGGCTTCCATTATTATTTTCATTCTGTCCTCCTATGAGAAAAAGGGTCCCCGGGAGGGAATTAACCCTCCCGGGAAAGGAAGTGTTAGTTTAGAATCCAGTTTTGATTCCGATTAACTTACAGAAATAAGCCGGGGTTCTTGCCAAGACATCATAACTCGCTATCATAGAGACCGCAGTTTCATCGGTCTGCTGACAGGAGTAAGTTGTATCACTTACCACATAGGCGGAGGTTGCTGAGGCTGTCAATGACATTTCCAGCCAAGTTGCAATTACAAGTTCGCTCCACTGTCCAGCGAGGATATAAGAGCAATTCGCTCCTGATTCGCCCTGTGCAATGTTGTTGGGAATCTGGTTGGTGATCCAATATGGATATGAGAGCAAGAGCGCAGGATCTCCCACATTATTAGCGAGAGTAAGAATGTAATTATACATGGTGTCTTTCATAACTCGAATATCCCACTTCGTGCGGCTGTTCATAAGCCATCCCTGCATTGTCCCATTGCTCATCTCAACATTTCTGATAACCGCCATGAGATTATCAAGTGCATTGGCGTCGGTGAATGCCGCTCCATCGGTTCCCATTGAGACAGATCCAATATTTGAAGTATTCAAAACTCCGGTCATGTCTGTACCATCGCCCTGAATGAATTCAAGTTCTGCTTTCAATCCGATAGCTTTCATCAAGTCTTCGTTCACGATGTTCATTACGGAAGGATCTGACCGGCGAACAAGCTCATTTGCGATTGGTACAAATGCTCCTATCTTATGAGCGGTCATTGTCTTCTGTCCAAATACTGGATTGCTTACCGTAATTGCTTCACCGGATCCGACCATGTACGCTGTCGCTCCACTTGTCATGTTTGGTATTCTCAATGTTTCTGCCGCTGTGGTAATTTTCCTTACGGGCATCTGAGAGAAAACCATTGCGTCATAAGCAATCTTAATATAATCACTGGAGAACTCGTCAGGGATAAGATAGGCTCCGCCACTTGATCCTGTTTCATCAATCAGAGCTTTTGTTTCCATTCCGTATCTTTTGAATAGAAGTTTCTTCTCCAGTTCTGCACCTTGCCAATTGCCATGAGAGAGTCCACGAACAGCCAAGGGAAGGTTGAAATTCTTTCTTTCAACTTTGTCTTCACCAAACTTTGGCGCCCCGGTTTTGATTGCCTGGAGTTTCTGGAGACTCTGGAGTCTCTCATCCATTGCGTCAACGGATTTCTCAATCTTCTTCATCTTCTCGACTGTCTCCGCGGCGGGAATGGATTGAGCCTTTACTTCCTCCAGTTTTTTATCATTCGTGTCACGGTATTCTTTGATATCCTGTTGTATTTCTTTATGCAAAAGTTGCATTTCTTCAAGTATAGTCATTATTCACTCCTTAATTGTCGTTTAATGTCCCTTTTCAAGCGTTCTTTTGCCAGATAAAGGGCAGTTTCTTCCTCCTCGGTTAGTCCTTTTGCATCGGCTGTGTCGATTTCTGGAGTGGATTGCTCCGGCTCCTCGTCTTGCAGTGACTGAGTTTCACCGAAATTATCAATTATTTTATCCATTTTACTCATTAATTCATCGAATTTGCCTATTAATTGCTTGTTTTCTTCGCTCTTGACGGCGACAAGACGGGCTTCCGGGTTCATGGCAAACGGGACAAATGACACTTCGTAGAGTTTAATTTCCTTCAATGTCCTTGTGTCATTCTCTCTGTCTATTTCTTCTTGAATAACTTTATAACCGATTGAACCTTCTTCAATGACACCATCCCTGAGAAGGGTTAACATATTCTTGCCCTCAATCGTGTCAGAGATTTTGCCTTTTACAAGTAATCCATGATCGTCTTCTGTAAGCACAATTGTTTTTCCAAGTGGCATGTGGTGGTAATAATCATGATTATAAAGGACATGAATCTTATTGCCTCGCTCCTTGATTGTCTTTTTGAAAGCTCCGGGCATCATTACATCGCCACCAAGATCCTCATTATTAAACACAGAGAAGTAAGCGAGAAATTCATTCTCTTGAAGATCCTCCGATTGTTTCATCTCGATCTTGACTGCCTTATACTTGAGATCCTTTCGTTTATTACTCATATTCTCGCTCCTTTAAATTACTGTTGGTTTCAAATTTGGGTAAACAGCCTGTGAGGTATCGACAGAATGGCAACATCGGCATGCTATCGTTTCAGATCCACTTGCTCCCATGGAAGTATCACCGGGAAACATCAGCATTCCCCCGGACAACTCAAACGGTTTATCCATATCGACCGTTTGCCCGTCTGCCTCAATATGTGTTGGTCTTGTTCTGTCATCACCAACGGCTAACCAAGTCTTTTTTAAGTTTTTAACTCCAATTCTATTCCCCCACTGTTGGCTTGCCTGGAAAGAACCTGCGTTAGAAGCCTGACTTACTTCCGTGGCGGCTATTAATTCTGCTCTATACTCGGAACTAATCTCTGCCAGGGTCTCAATCCTTCCGGCTATCTCTGTTATTGATTCTCCGGCATCCAGCCCGGCTAATATCTCTCTTCTTACTGCGGCAATAGTGGTATCGTTTACCTGCGTTATTAATTCGCCTACCACGCCTTGGATATACTGGGTGACTGCCGGATCGTATGGATTGAAAGTAAATATGTCAATATCCTGTTTATAATCGTGTGATTTCTTGGTTTCCTTCTTGATCTGTCGCATCGTTGACTTGCCAAAATCTGTTATTACCGTTTCATACAGTGCCTCATGAAATGCTTCCCATCGGTTTTGGATCTTGAAATAATCGACATTATAAACATTCTGTAGATTATTCCAGCTATCGGCTCCCTTAATACTCTTGGCTATTGCCATAATGTGATCTGTCAATATTGATTTCGCTATCGGTTTTAGTTTGCGCTCAAACTTCCTTCTTCGCCTCTCAAATGAAGCGATATACTTCCTTTTTGCCACACGGCTGTTTAAGTCCAATACCTTTAATTCCGTGGGCTTTGTATCGCCTTTACCGGCGTCATCAGCTCCTGTCCCGATAGATCCCATGGGCAACATGTTGGATGGAATCATAAATATGTCTCCGCCTTTGACTTCATCCAGTCCGATTGCCTGTCTTGCTTCGTTCTGTGTCATCAATCCGAATCTGAAATCATTAACAACCCGCTTATGTAGAAGATCCCTGTCTTCACCCAGGCATTCAACATCCGATAAATCATAACCAAGAAAAATCCCTTCTTCGATTTGTGGAGAAAGGATGGCATTAAATAATGTTATGAACTTTTGGATATGAGGGATAATTGTTTGCTGATATAATACCTTTTCCGCTGTCTTGAAATTGTTATATGTCATCTGCTCCATGACTCCGGCTATCATTGCCGGGACACCGAAGGCTATACATATATCTTCACGATTCAACTTGGTCAGATTCACAAAATCAGCGTCTTGAGCATTCATTTGCGTCTGGACCCACTTGATCCCGCCCTCTAATACAACGGGTCGGTAAGCATTTTGTGAACCTTGCCAGTTCGTTTGTAACTCGCTTTTCATCGCCTTTATTTGGTCGGCTGTTAACGGTTCATCGACAGAAAGGATCCCGGATGGATGGGCAAAGTTTTTGAATCTGTA